TACTTAGCTGGAGGAGTAGATATTTCTCCAGTCTTAAGAGAGTTTGCTCGGTCCTGTGCCTTAGATGTAATAGATCAGTGGGATGCTCCAGATGTAGTGGTTCAGTACCTAGAAACAGGTGATGAAACTCTAAGGGATGCTGCTCAGTCTGCTGCTTGGTATGCTGCTTGGTCTGTTGCTGAGTCTGCTGCTTGGTATGCTGCTCGGTCTGCTGCTTGGTATGCTGCTGAGTCTGCTGCTTGGTATGCTGCTCAGTCTGCTGCTTGGTATGCTGCTTGGTCTGTTGCTGAGTCTGCTGCTTGGTATGCTGCTCGGTCTGCTGCTCAGTCTGCTCAAAACAAGAAACTAACTAAGATGGTTAAGGGGTACCTTAAGAAGAATGGAGATGTAACTAATGGTTGATTCATCAGAACAATGGGACAAGTTCAACGAGGTAATGTATGACTACGTCAGCAGTGAGTTGACAACGTTGATTGAAGATGCTATCATGTTTGCAGAGTATGAGTTGCAAATGGACGTTGAAGTACAACGTGATGAGTGTCGAGAACTAGTGGCTGAGTATGTTAGTCAAGCCCTTGACCAAGAGCATAGGAGTAAGTGAGATGACTTGGTTACTGATCTTAATTACAATCAGTCCTGTGAATGCTGAGTTAGTATCTAAGCATAGTAACATGACTGATTGTTTTACTGTACGACAAGAACTCTATGCTACAAGACCTTTAAGGTCACAGTATATTTGTATGAAAGGATATAGACAATGAGCCGCGAAGAAACCAAGCAAGCCATCAAGGTCATGCAAGCGTATGTCGATGGTGCTGAGATTGAGAGGCTGGAGCTTTCCAATAAATGGACGGCAACATCGGCCCCGCGTTGGGATTGGATACATTACCCCTACCGCATCAAGCAAACCACCAAACCCTCAATCGACTGGTCGCACGTAGCACCTGAGTACAAGTGGCTTACTAGGAGCCGCTCCGGCCACGGCTACTTGTTCTACCGGCAGCCAAAGCACGATAGAAAGTATTGGGACGGCGTATCCACCAGTAATTCTATATACGCTAACAACTTCGCATCTTATGCCCCAGGTGATTGCCATTGGGAGGACAGCTTGGTACGGAGGCCGGATGATGAATAACCTGATTGAGATCGACGGGAAGGAAATCGAGTTCAAGTGCTACCAGGATGGGAATGCTTGGTGCTGTGTTGGGCCGGATTTTGAAGACCTTGCTGTGTCAGATGCCGCCTTTGGTGACACCAGAGATGAGGCTATAGAGGCGTTCGCTCAAATGTACGTTTGCCCATCTGACGAAAAGGAAACGACATGAGCGCGATTTGCGGGACCCAATGTGACGCCGCGCGGCGGTGCCTAGCTGACGATAAAGACGCCGATATCGAGCGGCTGCGTCGATATATCGTTGATTACATCGACCCATTTCAAGTACGGCCCGACGACTTCGAACCGATCACTGCTATTCAATCGTCCGTTTGCGAAGGGAATGAACAATGATTTCTAAACAAGAGCTTCGAGACGAGATCGAACGTCTGAATATGCACCTTGAAATGGCGACAATCAGCCAAGAGGCACTTGCTGAGATCAAGGCCATTGTAGATGGCGAAAGCCCGCAAGCCGTCCGTGATGTGGTGTATGGCGCGATACAAGAAATCGCAGATTATCCGGCAGGATTTAGCACGCGGTTTGAGCGGACCTATACGTCCGTGGAACCGGCATCAACAGAATGTGTTGCATACATCGCCAAAAGCGGTCGGCTGATCTGTGACAAGTGCGAAGTAGCGACGGAAATAGGTATGCGTTTGCCGATCTGCAAAGAGACGGGCGAGTTGATGAGCATGAAGAACTTGCAAACCAGTTTTATTGAAGGGGCGGCAACGTCCGTTTGTGAAGGAGAAGCCGGAATGACCTGCGAAAAATGCAACGGCACCGGCTGGTTTATGTACGACCATAACCATTCCACCGGATGCCCCGATTGTTGCGAACACCCGCAAGGTCAACGCTACCTCCAAAGCGAAAGCCACCCCAATCCCGGCACCTATACCTGCGGACATTGCGGCACCGAGCTACCAACGTCCGTTTGCAAGAAAGGAGAGGAATCATGACACAATCATTCACAGCTTATGAAAGATTAATATATGCACTGGCGTCCTTTGTCACTTCCGTCGCAGAACTCATGTCTCTTGGGTGGTGGCAACCAGCACTTCGGTTGAACACAATCGACTGGATGACGACACGATTTGATAGGCGCAATCTTGTGTGAACGACAACGAGCGTATGGAGTTTGATATGGGACTATTCAAACGAGAGCCAAACATCAGGCAGTCAGCGGAGCTTCTGGCCCATGACGTATATGTAGAGCATTGGGTCAAGGTCGGCGAACAAGTTTCAATCGAGCTTGTCGGCCTCACCCGTGGCGAAGATGAACAGCTTGGCGATTACGAGATCACCGTCAAGCGAGTTGGATAACGAGGGTATGCACATGAACGACAAAATATATGAAACATTCGATTGGCTGGCGTGGGTGTCGATCAGAAAATTAGGCCAATTTCGGCACTGGCTGTACCGACAGCATACGAAACCATAAACGAGGATTTGCACCGCCATGACCGTAAGGAGTGGACCTCGCAACCGCCTCCAAGGCGTTAGCTGGGAGATTAAGCGGAACACAGGCGACAGCAATGCGAGCGCCTGGGTGCAATTTTACAAACGAGCGTATGGAAGGATTTGAATGATGAGCGAACCGATTATTGAAATGCGTTACATCGTGCCGGAAAACACCGTACACGCGAACAAGAAACTGCAATATCGCACGATGCGGCAGATTGATGAGACCACCATTAGTGTTTCCGCATGGTGTTCAGTCCCAATTGAAACTGTCACATATGAAGAATGGCGCGATGCCTAACACAAACGAGCGAAAAGGAAACTAACAATGAACGATAAACTTATTGAGTTACTCACCAACCTCGGCGCTGACGGCGTCACGGTAATCTATGTCTACATGGCCGTCGAAACTGTTCAGCTATTCGGCATCTTCCTGTTGTCTGGCTGGGGCATAAAGAAAGCATGGCCGTCATTCCGCGACATGCTCAATTCATAAACGAGGATTTGAAATGCAGCTACAAGATTTTGTTTTCGATAACGCCAAATTCGCCTTTGGTGACAGGGTGCGGAAGAAAAGTGGCGCGTCTTGGCAGGGCCGGGTCGTTGGATTTTATGCGACGGAGTTAACGCCGCTCGGCTACGCCGTAGAGAGTGAGCGCGAAAAAGGATCAGTGCAAATTTATCCGGAGGCGGCGTTAGAAGCCGTGCCGACTTAGGAGCGTATTTTTTGAAAGGAGGCCAACATGGGTGACGTGACGGAATTTCCGCAAAAACAGACCAATGAAATGTCGAGCCTAATGTCTCTTCTGTCGTGTGATGACTGCCATATGGAGTGGATTGGCATGTATGAAACCGGCAAAACCGTGAGCGACTTGCACTGCCCATACTGCGAGGGCGAGAACCTGACTAACCGCCAAGGCGAGCGGGAAGTTTTCTTTTATGACTACGAACGCTAACGAGCGATTGGAGATTGAGATGAGCAACAAAATGTTGACGGCGATTAATGAAATAGAGTATCGGCTCGATAATGCGAAGAGGGCCTTCCACAACTCCCAGCAGTGGTACGGAGAAGGAGTGGAGCACACGCCAACCTGGCAAACCTACGCGGAGTGGATTGACTCGGCATTTAAAGACGCCCGTAGGATAGCGAAAGAATTGTCTGACTAACGAGCGTATGGAAGGATTTGATATGCTAGTACTAAACCTGAGTGACAACCTACGTATACGTGATCTTGATGCCAACCAGTACGTACTTGAACGTCCTTACCATGCTAAAGGAGAGGTAGTATGGCAAGCTGTAGCGTGGTGTGGGACAATCAAGGGTCTGTTGGCTGCCTCACGTAGGTTGATAGCCAACGATGCCTCTAATAATGCCTCCAGGGTTGCGCTAGAGGCATTCGATAACAAGTTTGAGGCTACAATTCTAGCACTACCACCTAAGAATGGAAGGAAGTAACGATGAAACTCTTTGGTGACAAGGTAAATGATGTAGATATGTCTGAGTTGATGGCTCAGTCTGAGTTCAGGATAGATGATCCATCCAAGGTCATCCAAACTATCCTTGACAATGCATACAAAGACCCCATCACTGCTACTGTCAGAGAGATATGTCAGAATGCCAGTGAGGTTGACCCCAACTTCACTGTTCATCTACCTACCTTGCTTGAGCCTTGGCTAGGTATCATTGATCAAGGCACTGGCCTGTCTAAGCCTGACCTAATCAAGTACGCTAGTGGTATTGGTGCATCTACCAAGGACAAGGACAACACCAAGGTAGGTGGGTTTGGTATTGGTATGAAGGTACCCTTCACCATGTCTGACCAGTACCTCATCATTGATAGGTTCAACAACGCTGAGTATACCTTCAGTGCATACAAGGATGAGTATGGTGTAGCTCAGTTTGTTCAGATGTCTGAACAGTACACTGGTGAACCTAACGGTATCGAGGTACGTGTACCAGTAGAGGAGAGTGACTTCCATAAGGTCAAGGAGAAGTTGATCAAAGCTCTAACGTACTTCAACCCCAAGCCTCAGACAAACACTGAGGTAGAGTGGGAGGACGTCAAGTACACTCAGTCCGGTACTTATTGGGGTTTGGTTAAGCGTGACAGCTACTCAGAGAACTCTCGTCTGATCATGGGTAATCTGTGGTATGCTATTGACATGGATAAAATCCGAGAGAGTAGATGGGATGTATACAACAACCTACTTCAACATGGTATTGACCTCACCCTACCAATTGGAGCAGTAGCTTTGCCACTGTCAAGGGAGGGCATACTATATAATGATACAACCATTAAGTTAATACGTGAGAAGTTGGATGGAGTAATCAGTGAGGTTCTTAGTACATTTCAGATTGAGATAGACAAGCAACCTAATATCTACTCAGCTATGCAGATGTTTAAGGACAGTGAAGGACTGATTAAGTCTCTTAAACACAACACTTCTGACACAACCTATAAAGGGATTGAGTTAAACAAGGTTGTACATATACCATCAGTGATGTCTAAGTATGCTGTTGTACCTAAAGCACGGTGGAGGTACAAGTCACTGGCTTTACAGGACTATATCGAATCCAAAGACATGGATGGTGAGTTGAAGGTTGGTATGATGCCTGATGAACGGGTTGTATTCTTGATTCATGAGAGTACTAAGAAGGTACCATCCCGATTGTTGAAGTACATGGAGGTACACCATACAGATAAGGCAGCTGTGTTGTTCTACTACAATGACAAGAACAAGTCAGCAGTACGTCGATGGGTATACACAACCTTTGGTTGGAAAGTAACCAATGACTTCGGTGATATTGTACCTGACTACAAGGTGCAACGTACTACTACATCTGGTGTAAGTAGGAAGACAGCGAAGGTGCTTGAACTTAACCCAAGAGGTGGTGGTTGGAGAAGTGACGAGTGGTGGGTAGACAAGAAAGATGAGATTGATCTTGACAATTCTACTGGGGTATGGGTAGACGTACGCTCAAGGACTATGACATCAACCAAGTATGTACGATACGCAGATAAATTGAAAGGTGTACTCGCTATCCTTAAGAGGTACTCCATTATACCAGAAGATACACCAGTGTACGGTTGCCCTGGTTCACACAAGAATAAACTTAAAGACCACCCCAACTTCATGCACATAGACGATGTGATTGACCACCTCCTTGAGTTGAGGGATGAGGTACTAACACCCTTGAAGATAGCTAAGATGGGCTACGTTAGGTCCATCAAAAACTTTATGAGAGAACAGGGTGATCTGTTCCAACTTGACATTGACGTTGAAAGGAGTTACTATAATACATACAAACAGAGAGTAGTTACATTTGATAGAGATGTTAATGCTCAGAATGCTTATGGTATCTATCAAGCCTGTCTTGAATTAGCAGAGATTCACGTCATTGAGAGTACTGAAGGGTTCACTGCTAAGACTCAAGAGATTAACAACAAGTTCTTCAAACGTTATCCTTTACTTAATATAGTAGATACTTACAAGATACAAAGAGGTAAAGGTAAAGAGATGGTTGAAGAGTACATTAAACTGAAGGAGTTCTGTAATGTCTAATCAAACTTACTTAGGCCACTTGGCCACCGCCTCCGCTATCACTATCACCACCACTGAAGGTATCCTTACCATTCCTTCGAGTCATGTGTCGTACACTGCGGCATTGATGGCTATCAAACTTGGTGACTTCGATGAAGCTATGCGTCTTGCTGATACAGCTAAGTCTATCAACGAGTTCGGTCAAGGTCAGGTGTACGTACAGGGTGGTGTTGTGTTCTGGAATGGTAAAGAACTACACAACTCACTGACCAAACGCATCAGCCGTATGATTGCTGAGGGTTTCGATGTCACACCGATGGTTAAGTTCCTTGAGAAGCTGATGACTAATCCATCTGGTCGGGCCATCCAAGAACTGTACCGTTTCCTTGAGAGTAACAACCTACCTATCACACCTGATGGGTACTTTCTTGCATACAAGAACGTCAACGAGAACTACAAGGATAGACACAGCAACACGTTCGATAACTCCATTGGTGCAGTGTGTGAGATGCCACGTAACGAGGTCATGGATGATCCTAACCGGACATGCTCAGCTGGCCTACACTTCTGCTCTATCGAATACCTCAAAGGTTTCTGGGGTACCAGTGGACACACGATGGTAGTGAAGATCAACCCTTGTGATGTAGTCAGCATCCCTGTTGACTACAACAACAGCAAGGGACGGTGCTGCCGGTACACTGTGATTGCTGAGCATATGCATAAGACTGAGGATACACTGTCAACCAAGAGTGTGTACTCTGAGCCTCTCTCAGCATACGATGCAGGTTGCAAAGCCTATCGGGATGGCAGCGATGAGAACCCATACGACACCTTCGACTATCGTTACGATGATTGGGAAGAAGGTTTCGAGGATACAGCTAACGAATGGATTGAGTTCTAAGATGCGCTGTTACATCTGTAATCGTATCTTAAAGGACACTGAGATACGTCAAGACAAGCATGGCCAATGGCGTCCTTGTTTTGAATGTACCCAAGCATCAAGGGATTACAGCTTAGACTACCCATTCACTGATACTGAGGACTTACACCAACTCTTTGGTATTGAGGAGACCAACACCAGTGTATCAGACTAGCCACAACGACAGTAAGATGGTTAGTCGTCATGACTGTGATGCTTGCGGGAGCAGTGATGCGAACACCTTGTTCGATGATGGACATATGTTCTGCTTCTCCTGTGAGCATCACACCATAGCGGCTAAGGTTCCCCTTGACTTAGACATAGACATGGAAGGAGATAACATCGTGAGCCTACCTCAAGCTAAGCAGGTTGATCATGATCTGATGGGTGACAAGGTCGGGCCAATCAAGGACCGTAACATCACCATAGATACAGTCAAGGCATACAAGGTACGTCTTGATGTCAACCACGGTATCGTAACCAAACACTACTACCCCTACATGAGCAGGGATGGTGACATCATTGCTTACAAGGAGCGGGTAGTAGATAACAAAGACTTCTTCACACATGGCCCTATTCAGAAGGCTATCTTGTTTGGTCAATCAGAGTTCACAAAGGGTGGTAAGTACATCACCATCTGTGAAGGTGAGATTGACACTATGGCAGCATACCAAATGATGGGTAGCAAGTGGCCTGTACTAGGTGTGAAGTCATCCAGTGAAGCCTACAAGTCATGCAAGCGTGAGTTCGAGTGGCTTGATAGCTTCGAGAACATCATCATTGCATTTGACAACGATGACCCAGGCAAGAAAGCAGCTAAGGCTGTTGCTAGTTTGTTCCCTAAGAAGGCTAAGCTAGTCAAATTAAAATACAATGATGTAGGTGACTACCTTGAGAAGCACGAAGATGACACCTTCGTTAACCTGTGGTGGAGGGCTGAGCAATACAGGCCAGATGACATCATCTCTGATGCTGCTACCATGTGGGACATCATCAAGAAACCTAGGGCAGAGGCAGCAGTGCTATACCCTTGGCAGGGTCTGAACGCTAAGACCTACGGCATGCGTACCAGTGAGATGTTGACCTTGATAGCTGGCTCAGGTAGTGGTAAGACCTCCGTAGCTAGAGAGATTGCTTACCATACACTCAAGACTTCTGAGTACAACATAGGCATGCTGTTCTTGGAGGACACTGGGTGGGAGACAGGGCGTGGTATGATCAGCCTTGACCTCAACAAACCTACTCACCTACCCGATGTGCATGTCACCGAGGATGAACTGAAGGACGGTAACGAACGTACATGGGGGACAGGTAGGTTACATACACTTTCTGACTCATGGCAAGACAACAGCGTTGACTACATCTGTGACAAGATCAAGTACTTTGCTATGGGCTGCGACTGTAAGGTGATCATCCTAGATCACATCAGCTTCATGGTCAGTGATCAGAGTGGTGATGAAAGGAAGATGCTCGATGAGATTGCACACAAACTTAAAGCCGCTACTGTTGAATACGACATCCATCTTTGTATGGTTGCACACACTAAGCGACAGTCAGGCAAGGCCCTCGAAGAAGGAGGCCAGACAAGTCTCGCAGACATACGAGGCACGGCAGGTATCGGCCAGCTATCTAACATTGTTATCGGGCTTGAGCGAGATGGACAGGCAGAGGACCCTATCGAAGCTAACACCACGACAATTCGAGTGGTTAAGAACCGCTTCTGTGGACGCACAGGTATTGCCACCCAAGTCCATTACAATGAGCACACTGGACGCTTAACAGAAGTAGACAAGGAGATGGAAGATGAAACTTAATGGATGTATAAAGTTCTCATCGAAGATGTCTAAGTCTGGTAAACATCGTGTAACAGGTCACGGACAAGCGTCTACTAGATCAATGCGTCGATACATTACCAAGATGGAAAAGAAGAAGATGAAAGGAAAAGCTAATGACAAAGTCACCAGTACACATCAGCACCATGTCAGGTAAGCTTGAAGGATTAAGAGCCATCAACTCTGATCCTACTACAAATCTATTCTGTCTTCAAATGAATCGGACAACCAAAGAGAATCAAATATGTGGGCATTGTTATTCTCTTCGAATGTTGCGAAGTTATCGTAAGAACTGTCAACCTGCTTTTGAAAGGAACAACAAACTCTTTAGTGGACGAGTACAAGGAGGCCTTCCTAAATTCAAAGAGGGTGAATACGTTCGATGGAATGGACATGGTGAGTTGGTGGGGTTTGAGCATTACTCTTGGTGCCTTGCTATTGCTAGAGCAAACCCTAAAACTACCTTTGCTTTATGGACAAAGCAAAAGAAGTTAGTCCAAGATGTCCACAATGCTTACATCATGCGACCAAAGAATTTAATACTTATATATAGTAACCCGATCATTGATGATGTGATGAATCAACCTCCAACTTGGTTTGATAAAGTCTTCAACAACGTTAGTGAAGACCATCCTGATGAGAACTGTACTGGACAGAAGTGTAAGGATTGTCTTCTGTGTTACAGTAAAGACACTACGGATGTGATAGTGGAGCATGTGAAATGAGCAAACGCACAGTAGTCTGTGATTACCAACAGTTGACAAAGGGAAAGTTTACTGGTATAATAAAAGTATGATAAAACAATGTAGAATCTGTAACTCAGATTTTGAAACAAAAGGAACTGGCGTTTACTGCGGTTCTTCTTGTTATAAAAAGGGTAGGCAAGAAATTTATAACAGATACAAGACTAAGAAGGGACCTATCTACTTCCTTCTGAAGGGTGCAGAAGAAAGGGCTAATCGAAAAGGGTTAGAGTTCTCCTTAACGGAAGATGATATAGTTCTCCCACAATACTGTCCAGTATTGGAAATCAAACTAGTCTCTCATATAGGGGAACGCTCAGGTTTCTTTGCTGATAGCCCCTCACTAGATCGTATAGATAATTCAGAAGGGTACGTTAAAGGGAATGTAATGGTAATATCCGCCAAAGCTAACCTTATTAAAAATTGTGGAACTCCAGAGGATATTGAAAGAGTAGCTACATATGTCAAAACGTATTGTTGTAGCTGATATTGAAGCAGATGGACTACTGAGTACAGTCACACAAGTATGGTGTATTGTCTGTAAAGACTGGGACACTGGCGAGATATTCAAGTTCAGACCAGATGACCTAGCTACCTTCCCTGAATGGGCAGGTGATGAGGTGCACCATTGGATAGGCCAGAACTTTGTGGGTTATGATCTACGTGTACTCAAGAGAATTATGGGTATGCGTATCAGACCTACCCGTGTGACTGACACACTCTTGTTGTCCAGGCTACAGAATTACAATCAACCAGGAGGACACTCACTAGATAACTGGGGTAAGATACTAGACTTCCCCAAGCTACCGTTCAAAGACTTCTCAGAGTACAGTGAGGAGATGTTGGAGTACTGTGTCAATGACGTAGAGTTAACGTACAAGGTAGCTGTTGCACTAAAGTTCGGGGGCGAGGCAAACGAGATCGAAGCCGTACAGATAGAACATCGTAGTCAGTACATCGTAGATAGCCAGAGTGAATTAGGGTTTGCTCTTGAGGTACCGAAGGCTCATCGTTTACTCGCCCACCTTAAAAAGAAAGCTGTTGAGATGGAGGAGACTATACTGGCTGTAGCTCCACCCATCCCTGTTCCTGTGTCCTTAGTAGAACCACGCTACAACAAGGATGGAGCTTTATCTAGGGTCAACCTCAAGTTCATGGGTACTGAGGACTACCTCGATGTAGTTGGCCCCTTCACAAGGCTTAAATGGGAACAGTTCAATCTCAAATCACCTAAGCAAAAGATCAAGAGGTTGGCCCCATACTGGTCACCTACTGTACGTACCAAGGGTTACCGGAATCTATGTGACAAGGTACGATCTAAGAAGATAACTCAGAAGGAGTTCGATGAGAAGGTACAGTTCACATGGCAGCTATCAGAAGAGAACTTGGCTACCATATCTGACGATGCACCACAAGAACTACGTACCTTAGGTAAGTTTGCAATGGTATCCTCTAGAGCTAAAGAGGTGGAAGGATGGTTCGATGCACTTGGTAACGACAACAGAGTTCACGGTGAAGTTTTTTCTATTGGTGCTGTTACTCATAGGATGTCACACCGTAATCCAAATATGGCGAACATCCCAGGTAGCGACTCTCCCTACGGAGAAATATGTCGCTCTTGCTTTACTGTGGGGAATACTGATAGTCACGTTCTGTTGGGCTGTGACGCTAGTGGCATCCAACTTCGTGTTCTTGCCCACTACATGAATGACCCTGAGTATTCACACGAGGTAGTACACGGTGACATACACACTAAGAACTTGGAAGCAATGGGTATTGACAAAGGAGATTGGTTAGATGACAAAGGACAATGGACCTCACGAGCAATCGCAAAGACTTTCATATATGCATGGTTACTTGGCGCTGGTGATGAAAAGGTTGGCCTCATTACAGGAGGAACTTCAGCAGATGGACGGAGAGTTAAAGAGTCTTTCCTTGCTGCTACACCAGCACTCGCTGCCCTCAAGAAACGAGCAGCCAGAGCAGCTGGACTTGGTTACATGGTTGGACTCGACGGCAGACACATCCCAATCAAGTCTGAACACTTCGCTCTCTCGTGCTATCTTCAAGGCGGCGAGTCATGCATAATGAAGTACGCCATGCTGCTGTGGCACAAGTGGGTACATGATCGTGGTCTAGATGCTAGGCAGGTTGCCGTAGTTCACGATGAGTTTCAGATAGAAGTATTGAAGGAGCATGCAGATGAAGTAGGAGAACTGGTACGACAATCAATCATAAGAGCAGGGGAGCATTTCAATCTGAATGTACCCTTGGACGCAGAGTACAGAACTGGCCAGACTTGGGCCGAGACACATTGAGCATAGGAGAGAATCATGTTCGGATCACGTTACAACGCAACTAAAGAAGCAGCCTCTTGGACGACTGGTGATGGTCGTACAGTCCTCATCAAAGACATGGATGACAAACACCTGTTGAACACAGTCAATTACCTGTGGACACGAGCTAAGAACTTCAGTGACATTTATTATGAACTCTACAAGGATGTCGAGTTCATTGAAGTCGTAGACCTAGCTGATCAGATCAGTGATGGTAAGTTTAAGAAGATGTTGAAGGAGGTAAAGAAACGTAAGTTACTCAAGATTTGACAAGTCAATCAAACCACGCTATACTATATGTACAACCAGCCAATAGGAGAATGAACATGGCTAAAGGAACCGCAGTTATCGAAGCTACCCTCTACTGGCCTAACCTGGCTACCAAGAACGAACTCTCTGGTAAGTATCAGGTTGACCTTGCTAACCTAGGTAAAGACGCTATCAAGACTCTTGAGAAGTTGGGAGTTGAGGTACGTACTGACCCACACAAGAACGAGGACTATGAAGATCGTGGTCGCTTTGTTGTTGGTAAGTCTAAGTTTCCTATCAAAGTTATCTTCAAAGCTAACGTCAATGAAGTTGACCCTGAAGTGATTGGTAACGGTACTAAGGCTAAGGTTAAACTCGTGACCTATGACTGGACCTTCGGAGGAGGTAGCGGTGTAGGTGTTGGTGTCAACAAGATTCAAGTCACTGACTTGGTTGAGTACGACTCCAATGATGACGATGACTTTGATGATGACGATGGGGATGAGTTGTCTGATGAACTCGATGATGAGTTCGAAGCAGCTTAGGTAGGTACTCCTTGGGCCAAGGTAATCATAAGAGTCTGGCGGCACTCGTAGATGTAATAGCCTTGGGCGTCAGTGAAGAGGTGGTAGGCTGACACTTAACATTCATCAGGAGAGATAACGATGAAGAAGATTGAAACACTTATCGAAGACATCCACCAAGCTGTTGATACTGGCTTCGAACCAGACATGGCTCATGTAGATGACTTACTATTCGAGGTCAGCCAAGCTGTTATCAAACAGTTCAGCCCTAAGAACAGGCATGACCGTAACACTTTACGTATGTCTAACATTGGTAAGGCTGAGTGTCAGTTATGGTATGAAGTTAAAGGCACAGCCAAGGAACCATTCGATGCAACAACACGTATCAAGTTCCTGTTCGGTGACATCATCGAAGCACTGATCATCTACCTAGCCAGAGAAGCTGGGCATGAAGTGACTGATGAACAGAAGGAGGTCAAGGTTGAGGGCATCACTGGACATATGGACTGTAAGGTTGATGGTGTTACTGTTGACATTAAGAGTGCATCTTCAGCTGCGTTTAAGAAGTTCAATGAAGGTACTCTGGCAGACAATGATCCCTTCGGCTACCTCGCGCAGATTAGTGGGTATGTCCATGCGGAGGGTGAGGATGAAGGTGGCTTCATTGCTATGGACAAGCAACTAGGTAAGCTGACGTACATGCCTGTGCATGACATGGACATGATTGATGTACCTACGCGTATTAAACATTTGAAGGAGGTAACTGAATCTGACACACCACCTGATCGCTGCTTCGATGCAGTAGCTGACGGTAAGAGTGGTAACATGAAGCTAGGTGTTACATGCTCATACTGTGCATTCAAAGACACATGCTGGAAGGACGCTAACAACGGTGAAGGTCTGCGCCTCTTCCTGTATTCCAATGGGCCACGCTGGCTCACTAATGTTGAACGTGTTCCTGACGTACATGAGGTGACTGACAATGAACAATGAAGACGAGCACTACTCTGAGTTTGTGTTTACCTACGCAGATGGAGGACAAGAGGTAACCTTTGCACATAGGTACGAAGATGCTGTATCTTTGATGGACTACGAGGGACCACTACAGTTGTTCCTTCGCTTCCTTAAGGGGGCAGGGTTCCCCTCTAATGTAACCTGTCATATCAACGGTGTGGAGATCGCAGTCTGATGCAATACCACAGGAAGAAGTCATGGGGTAAGTTTCGTAGTGGGTTGGAAAAGCATATAGCTGATGCACTCAAGGCTCTCGGTATCAAGTACAAGTACGAGACATTGAAGATCAGCTACACTCGGCCAGCCTCACCACACAAGTACACCCCTGACTTCATCCTACCTAATGGAATCATCGTAGAAGCTAAGGGTCTGTTCAGCAGTGCAGACCGTAAGAAACACATGTTAGTACAAGAGCAACACCCACACCTTGACATACGGTTTGTGTTCAGCAGTTCTAAGAAGAAACTGTACAAGGGTAGCAAGACTACCTACGCAGACTGGTGCCACAGGCATGGGTTCTTGTACGCAGATAAGGAGATACCAAAAGAATGGCTATCCACCTAGTCATACCTGATCAACACGCCCACCCTGACCATGCCAACGAGAGGTTTGAGTGGCTGGGTAAGTTGATTGTTGACCTACGACCTGACGTTATAGTTAACTTAGGTGACATGGCTGACATGCCTAGCCTGTGTAGCTACGACAAAGGTACCAAGGGTTTCGAAGGCAGACGCTACAAGAAGGACATCGAAGTAACACTCGATGCTCAGGAGCGTATGTTCACACCAATCAAGAAGGCTAAGAAGAAGAGAGGACGCTATGTATTCTGTGTTGGTAATCATGAAGAACGTATTAACAGGGCTACCAGCGCTGACGCTGTACTGGACGGGACTATTAGCCTTGATGATCTCCATCTTAAAGAGCATGGATGGGAAGTCATTGACTTTCTTAGACCTGTGGTTGTTGATGGTATTGCTTATAGCCACTATTTTACTAGTGGGGTTATGGGTAGACCGGTTGGGGGAGAGAATCCAGCGAAGACTCTACTCAACAAGCAGCACATGTCAGTCACAGCTGGACACACCCACACCCTAGACTTTGCTAGTACTACCACAGCCTCAGGGCAGCGTATCATGGGCTTGGTAGCTGGTGCCTACGTAGACCATGAGAGTGGGTGGAACAACCCCCAATCTGAGGCTCTGTGGTGGTCAGGGGTGGTAATTAAGAGGCACGTTGAAGATGGCTCCTACGATCCACAGTTTGTATCAATCGAAGCACTACGTAAGGAGTATGGCACAGTCAAACGAGGTAAAAGCAATGTTGGGAATAGAACCAAACGAGCTAAAGTTGCTCATCGCTGATAGGTACACAGGAGCAGAGATCATTGAACGGTTAGAGATACCAGCTGAGGAGGTACTTGACAGCTTCTTCGATACCGTGTACAATAACCTATACAAGTTTGATGAACTTGCACAGGACTTAGGATTGGATAGTGATGAAGACTACCAGAACATCTATGACACAGAGGAGGAGTACCCGTAATGCTAACCCAATTGCTCGTGATCTTCGTAGTCCTAAGTATAGTAAGCGTATTGTAAGGGACAAGAAGAAGACTTACAATCGTCAGAAGGAGAAGCAAGTAGATGGACATTGAAGAAGACACATTGTATTTCAACCCAGACATATTGGTTAATCGCTTTGACCTACTCATTAGACTTGTGAAGGCAGCTGAGACTATCAGTGACGATACACTCAAACACCAGCTGTACTCAGCAGTTGACATAACTATCAAAACAATTCGTACTGGACTAGAGGATGACTTAGACAATGAAGTACTACACTAGAGAACAAAAGGTACGTGAGTTCCATGAGGCAATGGGCTTGGATGTAGCTAGTCAGCCTCGGGTATCGTTACTTGACCTTCGGTACAGGCTCTTACATGAAGAGTGGTATGAAGTTTGTCAAGAGTTGGATGAACTTACCATGGAACTTGAGCGTGGCAAACCAGGAACAAAGGAGCAGTGGGCTGCGTTACTGAAGGAGCTTGCTGATTTACAGTATGTACTATCAGGCACTATCGTTAGTCTTGGTCCCTTGGCTGGTGGTTTTGATACCGCTTTCAATCGGGTGCACCTATCTAATATGTCGAAGCTTGGTGACGATGGTAAGCCAGTATATCGTGAAGACGGTAAGGTTACTAAGGGACCTAATTATGAACCACCTACTTTGGAGGACTTGATTAAATGAAAGCAATCTTGTTAATCCTCACAGTAGTCATGCCTGATCTAAAAGGACACATACTGGTCATGACTCCTGTTCAAGAGGATCGTACACTAGATGACTGTCAAAAGCTTGATGCAGCTAAGGCAGAGAACCATTACAGTAACTACATCCCAGCTGCCTTGGACGTACACGCACGGTGTGTTGAAGTGTACAGGGAGAAGACTGGGGAGGACCTGTAGCATGCCCCTAGCCAGTGAGATAGACCCTGAGGTTGAGGTAGATGGTCACAGGTATGTACGCACTGATGTCTTGGCTATTGCTAATGCAGACCTACTGACCCAGGCCATCGAAGCAGACACTGAAGATACATACCTGTCTTACGAGGTCAGGGACAAGCTTCAAGAAGCTACGAGTTACTTCCTAGCTATATGGTCTATGTTGCATGGTGGTGTCAAAGAGAATGATCCATTGATTAAGCAGCAGATCAACGGTACATGTGCAGCTTTGGTTGAAGCTTACAAGATGATGGAGGGCCGCAAGCCTAAGTCATGTAACTCAGATCACGATAGATACACAGAGGTTAAATAATGCAGTACGGACCACAAATATCTGCATGTGATGCACTACATGCACTGTCTCT